AACAAATTCCAAGACTATCTTGAAAAAATGTGAGTGGAAGAAACTTCTCACACCCTAAAGGATAGATCACAGCGCCTGTAAGGCGTCTGAAGGTTCGGTCGACTCTCGACCGATACCACCTCTCTCGAAATTAGCAAGTTCGAGGGAGGGATCTCCAGTATGACTCCATCGATAATACAGGACGTAATACGTGCTACATTATTGACGGAAAGAGGCTTCGCCTCTCCTACCGGTACCTGTCTGTCCAACAAACTGTTGAACTTTCGTTTTCGCTTTACCCAATTTGCATTGGAATAAGGCTCAGAGGTGCTCGGGTTATACCCGTGCTTCTCTGACATATCAGGGAATAATAAATCCCTAAATATATATGGTCTCTCGATCAAATTTATGGCATCATTGATCGAAATGAAATTATGCGTCGAAGCGACGTGGAATTTCTTCCTGGCAGTCCAACTTTTGAACTCGTCAGGATCGACGTCTATGATACTTTGTATCTCGTTAACGTCGATTGCCTTCGTCAAATCAATATTTGACAGAAGGTCCCGAACGTGATCTTGGATCACATCGGCATCGATACCCCTCGCCCGCGAATTCGAAGCAAAGCTCGAAATCACGCGGCGGTCCAAATGGGTTGAGTCGCCCGATAGAACTTTCTCTATCAGGGACAAATGAGAAGAAGACAAATTGATAATTATATCTTCAGTCTCTGAGAAGGTCATATGCCAAGCCGGCGTAGACAATCCCCCCAGTGATACTGGTAAAAAGTGCGATCCGTCGTCAGGTAAAAATCCTGACATACGGTCACTAAATCTCCAAGAGGCCCATTTCTTAAATGAGTCTAGCGGAGATTCAAGCCACCTCAGTACTTTACTGAGTTGTTGAGACTTTCCAATCGCCGGGTTGGATTCATCTTTCCCTTCATGCTCCTTTGAGCATGGGGAAAGAAGCCTCAATTTGATAGCATCAACATGGACATGACTTTCATATCCTAGTTGCCAAAGAAACTTCTTTAAGAATAAATCTTTGGTTGAGTACCCTCTGATGAAGAAACTTTCTTCACAGTAGAAACCACCGATCTTTGAAACAAAGTTCTGTGACCAGGAGACGGACATTCCGTTCCTGGAGTGGGATCTAGTTATTTCCCTCAGGTACTCTATCGGACCGAGAGCAGTGTGGTCATCCCCACTGCACGCAAAATGCCTCCACCATGAGGAAGGAATTTCCTTCATTTTCTCTAGGCGGCGGAGCAACTCCGCATCAGAGACATCTTGCCCAATCCGATATCTAATAAACGCTTCTAACTCTGCACAAAGATTGTGCAATGTCAGAACAGCCTTTGCGCCTGGGTCCCCCATCAGGATTCCTCTTGAGGTTTCCCAGACATCTTCACCGTCGACACACTGTCGAGGTGAGCAAAGCAGTTTACTAGATAGGCGATGATATACAAAATTTTCTTGTAATCCGTCACATAATCCATCAAGCATTGCTTG